TGAGTAAGTAGATTATTCTTGAAAGATGCAAAGTCGTTGTTCAATGGAAACTCAATAACTTTGAAGAATGGAATCTTTTCTTGATAAAGAGAACAAACTTTTCTAACAGAATCTGTTACTCTATCGGCATCTAATTGAACTATTACCTCATCATCATCTGTTATACTCTTTGATAGAGTAAAAAGTAACTTATCAAGTTCTTTGTCTTCATCAAATGCAGATGTTGTATAAGAAATCATTACTCCACCTTCTTCAATTTGGGAAGATTCAACTGAATTTTCTGTGCGAACTTCGGTAGGTATTGTGACAAATAGTCATCAAATTTTTTAGTCATAGCATCAAACGACCATTTTGTTTCTATTTCATTTACCGATTTCTTTGAATTAGATAGATAGTTTTTATACTTCTTACACACTTCACGCATTGTTGCACCTGCGGCTTGATAATTTACTCTAAACCATGAAGAACCGCTATTGATTACACCTTCCCAAATTGCACTCTGATGAACCGGATTTAGTTCTCCATCGAGATATACATGAAAAGCAGGGTTTACAAAATCCACTTGACCACTCCAACCCGATACCAAGACCGGTTTTCCTGTTGTAATAAATTCCGCTATAGGTCTACCATAACCTTCACCCTTTGTGAATGAAACGAAAGCTTTTACTTTTTCGTGATTATAAAGTGAGTTCATTTCTTTGTCAGTCAAGTCACCATACAGAAGATAAATGTTTGGTAAATTTGTTTTCTTACTCATCTTCTTTATAAGATTTATTTTTTCAATAGTTCTACTTCTATCGGTTATAGAAAATGATCCACCGGAAGATTTCATAATAAGTGCAGGTGGATTTTCAGTATCACCAAATGTTTCTAAAAATGTATAAATAAGTCCTGAAACATCTTTTCTATCTTCTCCAAAATCACCCTTCAACCAATGACCGACGAATAGGTAACAAAAATCTTCTTTGATATTGGACAATGAAGTTTGTATTGATTCTTCTATTGGTGCCTTTCTATCATACACATCTAATCGTAGTCCTTCATGTAAAACTTCGATAGGAACATTTATTTCCACTTGACCAATTGGTTGATTTGTTGTTTTATCTCTCTTTTGATATTTTGTATTTATGAATACATCTTTTGCGTGTTTGGACGGTACAATAACAAGATTCATTCTGTTGCAACCTTCAATCCATTCACCAGAACATAAATCTGTTTCAACACCAGCAGTTATTCCAATGTTGTATTTTCCGACTGGTTGAAATTCATTTGGGATTGTACATTGCATCCAAATATCTGGCTGTTCTTGCATACCTGGAATTATTGCATCAAGTATTCTTTTATGTTCTGGATTACTTTCATCAAGTGCATTCATTGGAGTCATTCCCCAATTTATCGAAATGACTTTGATATTGAATCTATCCATTTCAAATAGAGATGTCAATAAATCTCTGGCGTGTTCACCATATCCACTACGTGTTGCAACCGGTCCACAAAATACTAAGTTTGGTTTATTATTCATACATTATCCTTATATCATGTGTAAATCAAATCTTTTTGCAGGTTGCCAGTTTTGGAAACAACCTTCAATACTGTCAACAACACGTTGACACATATTGTCACGACTCATACCTACTTCAGGGTTTTTGATAAACTCAACACCCTTACGGCCAGCAGACTTTCTTTCTTCCTTCGGTGTCTTATACCATTCATATAGTGCGTTACCAATTTCACGGAAGTCTGCACGGTCATCAAAAATATATGGTGTTGGTACTGAACCTTGAAGGGAGATATTTGATGGCCAAACTGGCTTTACCCATTCGCCATGTTCAAGTGTTCCCCACTCATCTTTTCTGTGTAGAGTTTTTACTTCAATATAATCATCGGCAGTAAAATACTTACCTGTTTTTGGATTGATAAAACCACACTGGTCTTGTAGACCACCTGTGACGTTCACAACTATTGGTGTTCCAGCAGAAACTGCTTCTGCTGTTCCGAGACCAAACCCTTCGTTGGATGCCATATTTACAACAACGTCGGCAACGTTGTATAGAATGTTTAGTGCTTCTCCAGGTAAAATCTTATCAGAGAACATTACAGGATAAGGACAAAGTTCTGCAACTACTGCAGTAAGGTCTGTTCCGTTCGGATCAACTGGTGCACCGTGCATTACAAGTATTGCATCTTTTTGTGGGTCTCCTCCATTGTTCTTTATTTGGTCGCACATATGTTTATACGCAAGAACTACATCACCTGGATGTTTGCGATGGATATTTCTGTTATTCCAGAATACAACAAATCTTTCTTTATTGTTTCCGCGAATTTTATTTGATTCACTTAGCAAGTCGTTCCAATATTTATCACCCATTTCTATTGGATGGAACATATTGGTATCAATTCCGTGAGGAACATATGTAATTCTTGTAGGAGATACATTACCTTCAAATCTAGTAAGAACTCTTTGATTGATTCCGTATGTTTGTTTTGAAATTGCCATGAGCAAATCACAACTGGAATACGCTTCTTTGTTCCAATATGGATCTGGAATATCATCCCAAATGTTTAAGTACATAAGTGGAATTTGTGTACGGATTTCATTTTCCATAGCGTACAACCAATCCCAAAAACGTGGGTCAGTGAAGTGAAGAATAGCATCCGGCTTTTCAGCCTGAATTAGATTACGAATAAGAAATGGGTCACCATATCCATCGTTACAAAAAATCTTTACTGATGCGTCTTGAACGCCTGTTACATTTTTTGCGTCTTCTGAAAGGTCAAGTGCCTTTCCTTTATCGGGGTGATTGATAGCGGCACCAACTTGAACCCAATCATACTTGTGAACTGTGCCTATAACCATATCACGAGAAACGGTTGCAATACCGCTCGTTAGACGTAAATCGTCTGATAAGAGTAGAATCTTTTTCTTTGCCATACGAAACCTTTGATTACGAAACTTTTGTTTTCAATAAATATCAATATACGAAAAAACGATTACAATAACAAGTGTGGTTTGGCTTCAATCAAACCATTCTGTGTAATCAAAACGTGTTCAGAATTTACATGGAATTCTGTTATGTTCTTTGCATTTACATAAGACATTGAAGAACGAACCCCATCCTTGATGTCATTGATAATACGTTCAACCTTACCCTTGTAAGGAATCAACTTTGAATTACCTTCCACGTTCTTTTCTTCTAAACCATGAACTTGCTTTACTTCAGCAGAGGCAGAACCACGGTACTTCTTGAAGAGTTGTTCATTAGGCCACATTCCCATTCGATGAATTTCACCGGGGGATTCACGAGTCCCTGCAAGAAGTGAACCCAACATCACAGAATCTGCACCAAGTGAAAGTGCCTTTGCAACATCGCCTGTCATCTTGATTCCACCGTCTGCAATGATAGGAATATCAAGTCCTGTTTCTTCCACTCCTGCAATAGATTCAATTAGTGCAGTTACTTGTGGAATACCAACTCCAGTTCTAATTCTTGTTTCACAAAGAGAACCGTTACCGATACCAACACGAATTGCATCGGCACCCCACTCTGCCAGATTTCTTGCACCTTCACGAGTGGAAACATTACCGGCAATCACATCAACATATTCAGGAAGATTTTCCTTACACCACTTGATTGCATCTTTTACTTGTTTTGTGTTACCGTGAGCAACATCAATAAGAAGAACAATAACACCTGCGTTTATAAGTTCTTGTGCACGTTCTTGATAATCACCTGTTGCACCAATAGCCGCAGCAACTAACTTCTCTTGTTCTTTTATCTTACGAGATTGGTTTGATTGTTCACCGATACTCATGAATCTATGAACTACACCAACACCACCATGTGATGCCATAGCAAGACACATCTTTGAATCTGAAACTGTGTCCATCGGTGAAGAGACAAGTGGTGTTCCGATAACATATCTTTTTGTGAATTTAGTTCTTAGTTCACATTGACTACGACTTTCTATCTCTGAATACTTTGGAATAATTTGAATATCATCAAATGTATATGCGTACTTCATTATTGAACCCTGTTCTTTATTGGACATAAATCATCTCTATCTTTGAACTCACACCAACGGCAATTCTTTTTCTTTTCGCCTTCAATTGGTGGATAGTAAATATCTGTTCTCTTATTACCTTCTGAATCAAATGCCGTTTCAACAAATATCTGAATCTCTTTCAGGATTTGAGTTTGTGAAACCTTACCGTGAGAAGGTGCAAATCGTTGAACACGTTTCTTCATCGCTGCATATTCGGCATCTTCGGCTATCTTACGTTTCAAAATAAGATACTCAATCTCAATATCATCAGGATGAATATCATATTGTTTGGCATAGAATGTTTTGTAAAGAACAAGTTGTGATGTCTTTACCTTATCTGCCTTTGTGTATTTGTTCCAACCACTTGTTGATGTTTTGAAATCGTAGATATGAATCTTACCGGTTTTCAAATCTCGCATCACCAAGTCGAGGAAACCAACAAGACGAACATTTGGATTTGACTCAACAGGAATGATGTTGATTGGCTTTTCAATACCAACAAGTTCCCAACCCTTCTTCATAAAGAACTCTTCACGGTGTGCCTTGAACCAACGGATAATTTCAATACCATCCATTAGGTGTTCTTGCATTTCATCGCGATGCGAAAAGTGTTCATCATTGTTTTCAGTCAACATCTTCTTATACTCCACACCCATCTTTTCTTTTAGAAGGTCTTCAAGTGGAAGTGAGTTTGCTTCTTCAACAGTAGAACGATATAACATCTCTACATACATCTGAAGAACTTCGTGCATGGCAGTTCCAAACACGAGAGCGATTGATGGAGAAGGAACAGAAACCTTATCAATGTAATTTAGTTTCCAACGATGAGGACATCCCTTCCACATTTGATATTGTGAAAAGGAAATTCGCGAAGAAGGCATTACTTACCCCACTTACCGTTTTGAACGAGTTGTGCAATGATACCGTAGACTGAAATATCTTTGAATGTATCTTCGAGTGATTCACCGACGGCATCGGCAGAACCAAACATAATCATTTGCTTATACCGATTTATTTTATCGTTCAATCGAAAGAACAAACCTTGAAGTGACAACTTTCTATCTTGTTCTCTTTCAAGAGTTGTTCCCAATGAAATGTTATCTGGTCCGTAGTTAGATTGCTTACGGCAAAAGAGTTCATACTGTTCACGTTGAATTCTCTTGAAGTCCGTAGTCATAATTGGAAACTTCTCTTCCATTTGGGCAATGATGTCATTCTCATCCTTCTTCTTACCCAAGTCAATTTCTTTTATTGCCATCTTATTCCTCATTGTAATGTCTTTATTTGTTTCTTGAATTTTTCCACATCTTCTTTTTTAGTCCCGTAAGATTCCAAAACAGAAACAAGTTCGTTTGGATTTATTCTTACGAGGTCTGTAATATACTCAAAAATTACTTTCTTACCAAGTTGATAATGTTGGCAGAATAAATCTACAAATTGTGAATCTATATCTATCTTTTTCTTTTTCTTGGTGTACTTCAGATAGAATGTTGTCTTTGGTAGAATATCGTGGAGTAATTTGTAGTAATCTTTGGAAGTAAGGATGCCGTTACTATACTTTTGAAAGTCGTTCACGGCATCCGTTAGTTCCATTTCCATAGAAAACCAACGGGTGATGATAAAGTTATTCCACACCTTTTGGTCTTCTTCGGCAAGGGCTTCCCATTTGATTTTATCTTTGGTCACACCCTTTATCAAATCGAACAGGGTCTTAGCCATTCTGACTAAACCCCGTTGGTAAAAATTCAGGATTGATATTTCCACACTCAAGACAAGCATACGTTTCAAGTGGAACGATTGCTTCCTTACCAGTTGGAGACATGAGAGCTGAAATCTTCTTGAAGAAGGTTACTGAATGAAAGAAATGACCGTCACACTTATCACAAGTAATATCTTGTGCTTCGTTGAGATTTACATTTACACGTTGTGGTTGTTGTTCTCCACCGCCAATATCAAATACATTGCTCATATTATTTCCTTTGATCTATTTCCATAATAAGTTGAATAAACATTGCCATCGCATTAATTTCATGGTCTACTACCATTGCATCTTTGTATTGTGATTCCGCGATAATAAGAATCGCAGTTGATACAAACCCATTCGCAAATTGTTCTACATTATCATAAAGATAACGGAAGAGTGGATTGTAATCACGGATTGAGTTGTCAGCAAGAATCTGACGAATCTCTGTGTACTTTTCTTTCTTGTTCTTACTTGACTTTAGAATATCAACAATGGTTGAGTAAAAGTTATTTTGAACAAGAGTTGACTTATCAAGTTGCATCTTACCATCAAGAATACAACGTTGAACTGTATTCAGGACACGACGAATATCAGGATAAGTCATGTTGATAATTTGTGCTAAATCTTCCTTTGAGAACTCCACACCTTCCGATTCAAGGATTCCCATCGTGTGAACTGCAACATCTTTCTTGGATGGGGGAACGATGTTGAAGATTTGACACCGAGATTGAATCGGGTCAATAATCTTGTCCACGTAATTACACGTTAGGATAAATCGTGTTGTCTTGCTGAACGTCTCCATGATGTTACGGAGAGCAGCTTGTGCATTTGGAGTGAGATAATCAGACTCGTCGAGAATGATAATCTTCAAACCACCGAAACCAATAGATGATGCGAACTGCTTGATTTTGTCTCGGACGGTATCAATGGAGTTCTCATCGGAAGCATTTATGTAAATGTAATTGTCTTTTGAAATTGTGTTGGCTACAATCTTTGCAAGTGTTGTCTTACCACTACCGGCATCACCATAAAGAAGAAGGTGTGGTACATCACCTGATTGTAGGTATCTCTTGAACGTTTCCTTGATTGTTTCGTTTCCAATATACGTGTCAAGTGATTGTGGACGATACTTTTCCACATAGAGGGTGTGTTGGGGGTTAAACATTTTGAAACCTTATTGTTATCAGATGAGTACAATATACGAAATTTTTGGGACATTTCCAAATGAAAAAGGAACCCAAAGGTTCCTT